ATGTGGCGGCTATCGTAGATGAATTCGGCAAGCGTGTCAAGGAACTATCCGCGAACGTTGACGACAAGACGGTTATGAAAGCCGTTCGGCATAATATGCCGGAAACTGTACGGCTGACAGAGCATCGGTTGCGGGATGCATTCGGTGTGAGTCGGTCTACCGCCAAGCGATTGGCTCCGATGGTTTATGATTCTCTGCGGGATGCAGAACCAGAAGCCAAGTCCGTAGATGTACTGGAACCCGAAACGGAACCGGACCATGTAGAGAGAGCGCAATTACAAATCGTTCTCCGAGAGAGGATTACTAGATGAACGTATCAGCACTAGAAGAGCGTCGCAGTACGCTTCTTGCTACCGCTCGTGAGATGGCTAATGACGAGAAGTCCAGCCTCGCAGAGGTGAAAGCGCTTATCGCTCAAGCCGACGAAGTGGAAGGCAAGATTGACGCACTTAAGAAGATTGGCGAACTGTCCCCAACGCCTAAAGCCGAAATCACCAATAAGCCGTGGCAGGAATATGGTTCAGTAAAAGCCTCGAAGGTTTTCTCGGGCGGCACCGAAGATGCGAACTACAAGGCCTACACTTTTGGCCGTTTTCTCATGTCTCTCCGTGGCGACCAGAAGTCGACCCGTTGGCTTAAAGATAACGGTCACGTTAAAGCCAACTCGGAAGGCACAGAAAGCGCCGGTGGATATACAGTTCCAGTAATCACGTCACCTGACCTTATCTACCTTCGTGAGAGTTTCGGCGTTACTCGCCAACTCGCTCGCATTTGGCCGATGTCTGGCGATACTCTCCTCGTGCCTAACCTCACTGGGTCCAGCACTGTCTACCATGTCGGTGAAAACTCAGCGATTACCACGAGTGATTTCACGTTCGACCAAGTTCTACTGCAAACCCTAAAACTTGCGGCCGTGAACCCGGTTTCCCGTGAACTCTCGGAAGACACCATTATCGATTACGCCGCGATGGCCGCTCGTGACTTCGCTGTCAAGTTGGCTCAGCAAGAAGACACCGACTGTATTATGGGAGACGGTACTTCCACATTCGGAAGCGTTACCGGCATCTTGAATGCAGTCTATGGATTGAACGCAACTAAGGCCAATATTGCGTCGCTCGTTCTGGCAGACACCGGTTCGGTAGCGGCGAATAAACCAACACTTGCGAATGTCCGTAAGATGGTCGGCCTTATGCCGCAATATCCCGGCGCTAATCCGGTTTGGCTGATGCATAAGCAATTCTGGTACGACTGTATTGCGCCGTTGTTGGACGCTTTGGGTGGTAACTCAATTCTGGACATCCAGAACGCTTATGGAACGAACCCGACGCTTTATGGTTACCCAGTGGTGTTCTCGCAGGTTATGCCTCGTGGATTTACTGGTAATGCTTCTAAGCCGCTGATGGCCTTCGCCGATATGAACCTCGGCACGGCTTTCGGTGACCGACGCTCTATTACGATTGATATGGCCGACCAGACCCGGTTCTTGGAAGACCAATATCTGTATAAAGCGACTGAGCGCTTTGCGTTTAAAGCGTATGACCTCGGTAACGTTAATGCTACGGTTACAAGTCAAGTACCGGGATGTATTATCGTTATGGCATCTCAGGCAACATAAGCCTCGCCTAATCACGACGAAAGCCTCCAGAATAAGAATCTGGAGGCTTTTAGTCTGTCCGGGGTAGTTTACCTACCCGGCGTTAGTTTCTTCCCGTGGAAGACCCTGAGCGGCTTCCAACTGGAGTTCAACTTCCACCATAAGTTCGGTTAACGTAATGTCGAGCGCCTTAGCAATCTTCTGCATAATTACGATGCCGACGGCGCGGCGGCCAAGTTCGATGTCCGTCATGTACGTCCGGTTTACGCCGGCCTTGTAGGCGAACGTCTCCTGAGCGATTCCGCGAACACTGCGAAGCCGCTTTATCGCGCGGCCGATTGCGAGTTCAATGTCCGTCCCCGGACTCAGTTTCTTTCCTGTCATTTCTTTACTAACCTTTCTTTATGTTTGCTTTGTCGTTGAGGCGAGCGGTGACCGTTTTGCCTTCCGTTGATGCCTTCGGGATGAATGCCCAATTAACGCTTTGGTTACGCAACGGACTATTCGCTTTTACGATGTGGCGGCCGTTGGTGCGACCATGCTTCATTGCTTTCATAATGCTTCTCCTAAGCCGGTGATTCGCCGCGCCGGCACGGCTCGCAAACAACTATATTCGCCAGAATCCGAGTCTGTCTTCGAAGCCGGCCACGACATCTTTGCAGAGGCCAACGGCCGTTTCGTTCCGAGCATCAGTACCGAGGTCAAGTTTGGCGAACGCCTGAACGATAAGGAACGCCGAACGGATGATGTCTGTCTGATTCGTCCTATGCGTAGTCCTCAGAACGACCATAGCGACTTCAGCGGGTAGGCCGGCTTCGCTCATCTTGATGAGGTCGGTAGTAGCGTTCATGAACGCTTCCAGTTGACGAGCGATTCTGTTCCGATAAGCATCGGCCCGAGCCTCGTCGTCGGCGGTGACATTGCTGAGGTCGAGTTCTTGGCTACGCCAATAATTCAGCATAAGGTCGGATAGTAGTTCTCGTTGTGACATTTGCTTCTCCTTGTGGGAGGCCCGAAGGCCTCCTAGTACCAAACTAAACTGCATCTACCATGGTCCAGCCGTCGGCCGTAATCTTACGAGCGGCGCGGTGACCATTGTAGTATTCCACCTCGTATTCCGTGACGGCCTTGGAGGACATCAGGAACAGGTACTTGCCACGAGCGACCTTAGCGCCGAGCAAGAGGCATTCCTTCCCGTTTGGGTCGCGGAGAACCGAGCCGGGAAGCATAAGACCGTGCTGAAGGTGAGCGACAACTTTGGCTACACCGAGCAAGTCCAATTCGTAATACATGACGTCACCGTCAATAGCGTGGCGAATCTCGTACTTTACTTTGCGAGCGCCGCCGTAACCGTGATAACCGAGAGGGCGAATCTTGATGCCGACGGTCGACGCAGTCTTCTGAATGTAGTCGACTGCCATCTGGGAGAGGGTAGAGTTATTCATACGGACGTTTTACCTTGGTATTACCGGGTTCGCCATAAACTAGTGAAGAAAAGTTTTGCGTATTCTGTTAATAAAGAAAAGGCCTACCGTGATGGTAGGCCTTAGTGAGCGAGATAGATGTCTAGAGGATTCGCTCGACGGCCGTCGGCATAGAGTTCATCCGGCCACCGAACATCTTCAAGCCGGTGTCACCCAAGTAATAAGGATTGTCTTCAGGGCGAAATTCCAAGAAGTTCGTAAGGCCCTTAATGTGGTGATGATAGAAAGTAATGCGTGGTGCACCGCTAATAGGTTCTACAACGAAACGAGTGTAATGCTCGCAATGCCAACCGACAATCGGTTCGCTCGTGCTGAGGAATACTTCGGCGGCTTTAAGGATGTCTCCGTGGATGTCTCCTTCAGCGGTCGGCCAGATGACGAATGGAGCGCTATAGTAAAAGCGTTCGCCCGTCGGTGTCGTGAATGTATTCGTATTCATAATCTTCTTCTTTCTAGAAGGCCTACCCGAAGATAGGCCTTACTTCCTTTCTGATTAGCGGCCGGCCCAAGACTCGGATACGTTCGTGTCAATGTCTTTGAGAAGCGCTCTTATCATAATGAATGCGACATACTCGATGACTTGATGCGAAGCCTCCGTAACCGGGTTGTCGTAAATGCTCAAATAGTAACCAACACCGATGCCGCTTTCTACTGAACGTAAAACGATATGCAGGTTGCCCTTGTCACGATTCTCCCGGTCGGTGAAGTAAAAGTCGTAAGACTCACGAGCCGGCGCAAACGTTTGGTCCACCGTAGACAGGAGTTGACAAGTGAACTCGGGGACTTTGTATGGATTGGTGTCAGTGGATTCTTGTGACGGATAAGTTGCCGCGAAGCGGAAGGCTTCAGAGACAGCAGAGATACGGGCGATAGTGACCGCGAGGTCCTGTGTGAGTGTATTCATGACGACGTTTTACCTCGGTATTGCCGGGTACGCTCGAATGTTTCAGAGAAAAGTTTTATTATTATCGTGGCTCATCGAAAGTATGCGATACTCGTTTTATGGGAATGACTCGTGAACAAGCGTTGTTGGAACTTGCTACATTCGTCAACGCGGACCAATATCCGGTAATAGATAGCGTTACACTAGGAACGTTTCTAGACGACTATGCGCGTTACGGTGTGTGGACCGCCTCGACGTCCTACAGCGTAGGAGACCGAATCGTCCCGGTAGTTCCTAATGGCCGGATTTACGAATGTCGAGTCCCCGGTACTAGCGCCGCTACCGAGCCGGCGTTCGCGTATTACAATAGTTACACCGGCTGGTATATTGCCGAGAATGTTAGTAACCCGTGTCTGACTTGGGTAGACGTTGGGCCGGCGAATACCGAGCGTTACGATACTCGTTCGGCCGCTCGTGCTATATGGATTTATAAAGCCGGATTCGTCGCTAACCAAGTAGACGTATCCGAGACAGCGACCGATGTTAGCCTGTCACAATTGCAGAAACAATTCCTAGCGATGGCAGAGCGTTATCGACCTATGGTGGTGTATGTATGATAACTCCGATGCTCAACAAGATACTCGGCGACTCGGTGTTACGCGCAATCACTGGAAGTATTGCGACCTTGTACCGGCACACCGTAACGACTGACGGCCGTGGCGGCCAAACGGAAACTTGGCGGCCTATCGCTACATTTCCGGCTCGGTTCCGTAACAATGCAGACAACGAACAAATGATAGGTGACAGCCTCCAGACCATATCGACGTGGACCATGCTCTGTGACAGAAACGCTGACGTAATGGTACATGACCGAGTGAGAACAGATG